TAATGAAATACATAGAATAGAGGCAAACCGCAGAATGATGCGGGCAGGACAAAATATAGATAAGTTAGCATAGTAGGACTTTCGGGTCCTACTTTTTTGTATTTAATTTAATTTTTATAATATACGTATAAATAAAATTATCATGTTACATTTAATCACAGACCTTTCACACCCCCTATTAAGTTTTATAAAAGACGATCCTGTTCGCCCTGAAATCTCTAAAGATTTTAGAGTTAGCGACGGTAGAGTTGTCGCAGCATTAACCGATGAAGAACAAAAACCAGAAGCAATGGTTTGTGTTAGCTTCCATGATTTCGTTCCCGAAGATGTTGAAGGTTTACACAAAACTTCAAGTGTCCCCACTACCGCAATATTCTATACTATCTGGAGTTACAAGAGTGGTAAAGGAAAAGAATTACTGTATCAAGCAGTAAAGGGAATTCAAGCACAATATCCTAGCGTAACTAGATTTGTAACATTGAGTCCTAAGACAAACATGGCCCGTCGTTTCCATCTTAAGAACGGGGCTATCGTTTTGCGTGAGAACATAGATACTACCAATTATGAGTATCTTACAGAAATCCCTAAAGAAAACCCCGAAAATAACGGTTGACATTAAATGGTTTTGGGTGTATAATACACGTATGAACTCAAAAAACGTCCGCAAGCGCAGAACAGATCGTAATCAGATCCTGTACTACATTCAAGATGTAGTTACACAGGAAACTTATATCGGTCTTACTGCATTGTCATTCAAGGGTAATGTGTTTCGCACACTACGCCGTCGTATGCAAAAGCATATGCAACGGGCCTTGACTGAGCGTAAGAATTGGGGTTTGAGTTGTGCATTGCGTGAACGTGGTGCCGAGCGTTTTGTATTCGGTGTGATTGAAGTTGTTCGTGGCAAGCGTCCCGCGCATGAGCGTGAGACACTATTGATTAACACATTGCGTCCAGCATTGAACACATTTGGAGTAAAGGAATGAACACACCAATCGTACCTGATAATGTAATCAAGATGTGGAATGATCCTAGATTTCAAATTCTAGCAGAGGTTGATAAATTATTGACAGGTAGCAAGACATGGGCGGGTATGGAATACACCTATCATCCTATTCACCCTGCCAAGTACCGCCCTGTTGCTGAGAAGATTCGTAAGGCTTTGGACGAGTTGAAAGCAGAATATGGAGTTGAAGAATGATGAAAGATTTTATGTATGAACAACAACGGGAATCTATCACCGAAGATTGGGGTGATGAGATATCGTTGGCTATACTTTCAGAAAAATTAAATGTGCCCCGAGTGTCCTACAGGATTTATTACTCTAAGGACAATCTAACCCGTAGAATTTTTATCTTCCGCGGCAACTGCACATCGGCAGAGACTGAAACGATGTTAGGTTTAGGATTTACTTTTGCTAGTGACGGCAACACAGAAAACATTCCTGACCAGTTGGTAGAGGTAGAAGAATGATTGATTACAAATTCATTGGTTGGAAAAATAAAGATGGCTCTGACAAAGTTTGGGGTGCTATCTATATGGAAGATAGAACTAAGATGCGTCCTAAAGTATTAATCTTTTGGGGCCGCCGTGGTCATAAACTACAAACCAAAATGGATTGTGAAGGTTGGGACCTAGATAAACTGGTTACATCAAAAAAAGAAAAAGGGTATAAAACACTTATGGATTATGAACTGAAACAAGTCTATCCAGAATTTCTAAATGATTTAGAAAAGACTACAATGTGGGCACTATTAAAACTATAGTATACCAAAACTCATTTACAAAAATGTAAAACGGATGTATAATTCATGTACTTAAAGGAAAAGAAAATGCAACTAAGTGAAATTAACAACACCTTTCAACATCAAATAACAGGTGGAAGTGATTATGGCTGGGACTGCTATGGCTCTAATACATGGTCTATTGACTATACTAGCAACTATGCACACGGCTATGTAATCTTTGATACAGTAACTCAAAAAGTGTATGAAGTCAATGTAAGCCCGGCGTTTGGTGCTTGGGGTACAGCTGGACATGAACCAAAGCCCTATCGTTACATTGATCCTGACTATCGTATGTCACATGATACTGAGGCAAAAGATCGCAATGTTGATAGTAATCAAGCATGGGACGATACTAATTGGGTTGATTTAGAAACAGAGGAAGACTTCATTGATAAAGCATCTAAGATGTTTAAGGGTGAAAAGTTTGATACTCGTATTGTAGTTCCGCTTGATTTAGATAATGAAACTATCATTCAATTGTCAATGGAAGCACATAAGCGGGATATCACATTGAATCAAATGGTTGAAGAATTATTGAAACAAATGATTTCAGAACATGAATTTAATATTGATTAATATTTACAATTACATCAAAGATGACTATTCAACAAACCCTGTTCGTTTTATCGTTGAAGTTACGGCTTGGGCTATTAGTGTTGGGTGTTCGGTCACGATGGCGCTCACGGTACCATACCCACCCCTTCTCATTCTTTATCCTATATGGATCAGTGGGTGTGCTATGTATGCTTGGGCTAGTTATACTCGTAAATCATTTGGCATGATAGCTAATTATATTTTGCTAGTGACTATTGATAGTGTTGGTCTTGTTCGTATGTTAATTAATTAAGGAAATATCATGGGAAAGAAAAAACAATCTGTAATTGAACCAAGTGAACTTGAACCAGGTTGGGTCAAGACAGGTGATAACTCTTGGATCGCCACCTTGCAAGAGGATCCAGAAACAGGTGATTTGATTCTACCATTGCCAGAGGACTTAATGAAATCACAAGGATTTAGTATTGGTGATATACTAAAATGGAAAGATAATAAAGACGGGTCATACAGTATTAGTAAGAAAGCATCCGAGGAGAAGCAATGGGTGTTAGTTGAAGCGGTCAGTACATTCCGTACTCGTTACATGGTTGAAGTACCAGTTGGTATTGATGAACAAGGTAATGATAAGGCTAAGTGGGCATTAGATACTGTAGTCATGGGAGAAGCAAAAGAGTTTAGTCAGGAACATCTTGGTGAACAGATTGTTAGCCATCGTGTTGTATCTAAGAAGGAAGCAGTTGCCTTGTGTGATGTAGATAATGACTACACCGGTGAGTGGGATAAAGAAACAAAAATGAAAAACTTTTTCACTACATGGGAAGAACAAAATGGAAACGATTGATGTACTAGATAAACCTTATCAACCAACAAAAGATTGGGGAGATAAGGATTGGAATAAGTTTACCAACTGGTTGACTGGAATGCTCAAAATTAATGAGAGTGTTACAGTTACTTTTACTAAACAGGATGGTACTAAACGTGTAATGAACTGTACACTAAAACCAGAACTATTACCCGAAGCAAAACCATTAGCTGAAGGTAAAACACCTCGTAAAGAATCAACAACATCCATTCGTGTATATGATTTAGAAAAACAAGAGTGGCGTAGCTTTACTACAAAAAACGTCACTAGAGTGGAATTTAGTATTTGACAATAAATGGAGTATCTGCTATACTATGGGTTATGAAAAAGCAAATACTCTCATTCAAAATTGAACAGCCCAAACATCGGGCTCACCTAGTGTTGTTTCAAAACAACACTCCGTTTAAGCCAAAATCTGTACAATCCAAAGTATTGTACAAACGTAAACCTAAGCATTCTAAACAGGAGTTTTGATATGAACGAAAACCTCGTCAATTTGGATCGCTTGCTACAGTCCCATGATTGGACCTATGAATTTAGTGATGACCATAGGGTTTGGAAACGTGGAACGGATGAACGGTCTGCTATCAATCAGGAACAGAAAAGATTGATTGATTCTGGGCTGGCCACTGTAGAGGAAGTACTAGAATTGACGCACAAATACGCCCCCAAAACTTGACATTAAATGGTCTTGGGTGTATACTACACATATTAACTTGCAAAGGAAAACAAAAATGTCTCTTAAACTTAAAGCACTATTACAGTTGGTTGGTCTCGTAGCATTTGCCGCAGGAGTCTCGTTGTCCATTGATTGGGTCTTTGCTACTTTCCCTCGTGAAACAGTCGGCACCGCAATTGGTCTCGGGGCTATTGGTTTTATATTTTACTTGGGTTACAGTCTTTTGCTAACCCGTTTGGAATCTCTGGAAACCCTCAATAAAATTGAGCAAGACCTGAAAAAATAATTTGACATTAAATGGATTTGGGTATATAATAGAGTCTTAATCAGTTAACTAAAGGAGTTTTTATGACTGACATTTCTGAAATCAACCGTGCTATTCTAGCAGGCAACTTTACTAATGACCAGCTGACTAGCATCACCGATGCAATCAAGTTTGCTCGTGCTCAAATCGCACAGAAAAACAAGTACACCCTGACAGTGGGTACTAAAGTGAAATTCACTAACAGCCGTACTGGTATGGAAATCACCGGCGATGTGCAAAAAATCAATCGCAAGTTTGTTATCGTTAAGACTGGTCCGTTGAATACATGGCGTGTTCCCGCTAATATGCTTTCGGCTGCTTAAGGAGTAAAGCATGGATAAAGTTTTTGTTGGTATCGCTGCTGCTTTAGCAGGTATTGCTACTCTGGTATTTATTAGTTTCTTGTTGAGTTGGCCTGTATATGCTTTATGGAATAGTTGCTTGGTTGGTGCTGTTACTGGTATCAATGAAGTGTCTTGGGTTCAAGCATGGGGTATTTCATTGCTATCTGGTTTTTTGTTTAAAACTACCGTGAGTAATTCAAAATGAGCAAAATGGCTGAATTGGATCTAAGCATCCGTGATATGTTGGAAGAAGGTTACAACCCGATTACAATCTCTGTACAATTGGGAATCCCTGTACACTTTGTGTATGGCATTCTGGAAGATGACCAATATGGGGAAGAATTAAGCCCGTTTAACACGGTAAATTCCTAACCCTGACGGTTGACAATAAATGGATTTGGGTATATAATAGAGTCTTATTCAGTTAGTTAAAGGA